CCATGACCGACCCCATAGAAGCCATCATAGCCCAGCTGCGCTATGCCCAGGAGCTTATCAAAGCCCAGGGTATAGACCTCGATACGGATAAATGCGGCCCGTTATCCCCCTTGGAGGCCATCGTCCTGCAGCTATGCGCCGAAGGATATTCCAGCCAGGAGATAGCAGAAAAGGTCCATCGATCCGTCCGGACCGTGGAAAATATCCGCTACCGCATTTTGGGCAAGCTCGGGGCAAAGACCATGGCCCAGGCGGTCAGCGTGGGGTGGAGGAAGGGGATTTTGAAATGAGATAACCTATTAAATAGCAATATCATGAATGAAATCAAGTACGATCAGGAATTGGCCAACAAGATCACCCCGCGGGAGATGCAGGTTATCGGGCAAATGATAGAGGGATACAGCAGCCGGCAAATAGCGCGTGTGTTGGGCATCACCATCAATACGGTGGAGGTCCACAGAAAAAGAATCTACCGGAAAACAGGTAGCAAGAATCCAGCGCAGCTAGTGATGATGTTATGCAGGGGCGGGATACTTGTATAACGGTAATCGGTACGTTTCCCGTGGAAAAATCTATGTGATTTAAAAAGTCATAACTTTACTCTATATGGCAGCGCCAAAGAATAATCAGTTTTGGAGGAATCGATCTACTCATGGAAGAGAGAAATTATTTGCAACCCCAGAATTATTGTGGGAAGCAGCTGAGGAGTATTTCAATTGGTGCGATGCTCACCCTTGGTACAAAGTTGAAGCCAACAAGAATCCCAAGGCAAAGCTGGCGGACAAACTGGTTAAAGTTCCTACTGCTATACCTTATACATTGTCAGGCTTTTGCCTTTACTGTGACGCATCTGAAGAATGGTGGAGGGAGTTTAAGAAATTGGACTCAGCAAAAGATTTTTTTGGGGTCATTACGCGCATAGAGGAAATTATTCGCACGCAGAAGTTTACCGGCGCTTCCGTTGGGGCCTTCAACGCCAATATTATAGCCAGGGATTTAGGGCTTACAGACAAATCCGAATTATCTGGTCCGGGGGGAGGCCCGATAAAATTGGAGCACATCACCGGCATGGAAATATCATAGTTGCATGAAGCTGTCCTTTAATACTCATGGAAATGAGAAGCAAAAAGCTTGTGCCAAAGCCTGGATAGAACCAAGAATCACCGACATCGTTTACGGGGGAGCCAAGGGCGGCGCTAAGAGTTATACAGGGGGCAATTTGATCTTTGGCGATGCATTCATCTACCCGGAGACGATGTACTTCATTGCCCGGAAGAAGCTCAACGATCTGCGTAAGTTCACTCTCCCCACAATCTACGAGATATTTCAGTCTTGGGGCATCACAGATAAATACTTCCGGTTCAATGGCCAGGATAATTTCTTCCAGCTATATAACAATAGCAAAGTCTTTCTCTTGGAGGCATCATATATGCCCAGCGATCCACTTTACATGCGATTCGGGTCCATGCAAATGACACGGGGATGGATCGAAGAGGCTGGGGAGTTCGAGGAAGCGGCTAAAAATAACCTGGCAGCCTCTATTGGCCGATGGAAGAACGACACCTATAATCTTACCGGAAAACTGTTACAGACCTGCAACCCCTCCAAGAACTACCTATATCGGGATTATTACCGGAAGGCCAAGGAGGGCAAACTGGAAGACTGGAAGGCGTTCATTCAGGCATTCCCGCAGGACAATAAGATGCTGCCGACAGGATACGTGGAGAACTTGCTTCGTATCTTGTCTAAGAACGAGATCGAAAGATTGATTAAAGGCAATTGGGAATATGATGATGATCCGTCTGTCCTGATGGATTACAACAAGATATGCGACATCTTCAGCAACAACCATGTACCGGATGGCCGTAAAGTTATAACCGCCGACATTGCCCGTTTCGGAGGAGATAAGATCGTGATCATTGAGTGGTCTGGCTGGCGTGGGAAGGTGCGGGTCTTTCAAAAGCAAGGACTGGACGTAAGTGCTACCAAGTTGGAGGAGTCCCGGAACTGGCTCAAATGCGGCAAGAGCGACATCCTAGTGGATGAGGACGGGATCGGCGGCGGTATCGTAGATTTTTACAAATGCAAGGGGTTTGTCAACAATAGCTCTCCGTTGCCTTCGCCAGACGCTCCTTTGGACCGTACCGGTAACCCGGTAAAAGAGAACTTCGACAACCTCAAATCGCAATGTTATTTCCGTCTGGCCAAGCGCGTAAATGAAAATGGTGTCATGATAGAGTGTGACGACCCTGAGATCCGCCAGGCCATTATTGAGGAATTGGAGGTCATCAAGCAAAAGAACATGGACAGCGACATGAAGAGAGGCGTTATCCCAAAGGAGGACATGAAAGAGCTTCTGGGCAGGTCCCCGGATTTCGCCGATACAATGATGATGCGAGAGTATTTTGAGCTTATCCCTAAATTCACTTGGACAGCATTTTAAAATAATCTGTACTTTTATATCACCTCACGGCGCCACGCGCGCATAATATGAATTTCAAAAGGCCCCTGCCAGCATCGAAATTCATCACATTATGCAAATGCAATGGCGCTTTTAAAGCTCATCGAGAACGCAACTTCCAAGATCTTCGGTCAGGGCTTTTCCAACCGCATATTCGGCAGCCGAACTTTGGTTGCCCGCAATAACTCCATTCAGCCGGTCATTTTTGGCGGACCTGCAGTATACCCTGACGTTAATTTGCTCCGGTTTGTACAAAGCGGATACAGCGCCAATGCGACAGTGTATACCATCATCTCGATGGTATCCCGGAAGTTCGGTTCTATTCCCAGATATGTTTACCAGGTGAATGACCAAAAGGCAGCCCGCCAATATAAGGCCCTGCTCAAGCAAGGCAAATTTACGCTCAAGCAAATAGTAGATCTCGAAGTAAAGGCATATGACGAGAATATCATCGACAATGCCTTTAGTGAACTATTGATGAAGCCCAACGAGATGCAGGGGCAGGACACTTTTTACGAACTGGTTTGTACTTTCTATATGATCGCCGGGGAATCCTTCATCTGGCTCAACCGTGGCGATATTGACGATATGGAAGACGATGCTGCAGATAAACTGCCTCCCTTGGAGATGTTCGTCATCCCTCCTCAATACATCGAGATCATACCTGATCCGGCGGACGTATGGGGAGTAGTGGGATATTATTTTGTCGTCAACGGCCAACGGATCTTCCTACGCAAAAATGACGTGATCCACTGGAAAAAGCCCAATCCCAACTTTGACGCTATTACCCGCGTTCACCTGCGGGGCTTCTCGCCGCTCAATGCCGGTAATAAGCTGGTCACACAAGACGATAGCGCTACGGACGCAGCCGTGGCTATGCAGCAGAATGACGGGGCGAAAGGGTTGTTATTTAATAAGACATTGGATAATCTTGATCCCATTCAGCGCAGCCAGGTAGAGACAGTTATAAACAGAAAGGTCAACAATAGAGATATCAAGGGCGCCGTGGCCACCGTGCAGGGTGATTGGGGGTACTTGGATCTCGGGCAGACTTCCGTCGATATGGAACTGGTCAAATCGCAGGAATCCGTCTTCGTTCGTATCTGCAATCTTTACGGCATCAACCCTATGATGTTCCTGGCCAATGCGACCTATGAGAATATCCAACAGGCCCGGAAAGATCTCATAACCGGCCTGGTGATGCCCATGTCCTGTTCCCTGCGCGATGAGATGAACAGGGTGCTATTGCCAGCCTTTGGGCTTACGAAGTCTATTACGCATGATGTGGATGTCAGCATGTTGCCTGAGCTGCAAAACGATATGAGCCAACTGATCACCTCACTCCAATTGGCATGGTGGCTGACACCTAACCAGCGCCTAGCCGCAATGAATGAAGAGGAAAGCGAAGACGAGAACATGGACAAGGTTTGGATACCGTCGAACCTCGTCCTTATGGAAGATGCCGCCATGCCTGACCCATTAAATTCATACAATGCTATCACCGGAACAGATCAAGGAAGTGGTGGAACGGGTAATACCGATCTACCTGGTACCAAACCCAAAGCTGGGAATAAAAAGGGATTGCCCGCTGGAGCAAAGGCGTAAAGAGTATGAGCGCAAGGTGATGGTCATGCGCATGATGAAGGACAACCAGGAGGGCATGCCTGATGAAGACGTTATAAAAAAATATAGCATATGAGTGCAGATAATTCTTTTTCTATCGGCGTTTTCCCTGAGGGACAACAGGAGAGCAAAACCATCGATGTCGAATATCTGAAGGATAAGGGTTTCGAGACAACGGACGACATCATATTTACCAAAGAGATGGAGCCGGGCCGCATCATTCATTTCAATCTGCCGGATGCGGAGATCCTGATAAAAAAGGGATACGATGATCCCATCCACATTGCGAAGCCGGTCGACAAAGCATATTTAGAAGGATTCTACAAAACTCTCACCGGCATTAACCTATGATCACCAGGGCCATGTACATACGGAATCAGGAGATCATCCGTCGCAAGATGATGAAGCTCTTTATCCCCAAAGTGTATGCTGCCCTGCAACATCAGATAAAAGAGGCAACGGCCATCATTCGGGCAAAAGGCTTGCGCGCCGCCCAAGGCAATATTAACGGGCCCATCATCAACGAGCATATTGGTAGCGTTGTCAAGGACCTGTACAAAACCGCCGCCCACCTCGCCATCCAAAAATACAAGCCCAATGTCAAAGCCTTCGGCGCCGGCGAGGAGTTCATTCGCCAGGTGCTTTCCTATTTCAGCAAATACCTGCTGGAAAAAGTTGTTCTCCCGATCAGCCAGACCACTATCGCGCACATTGAGAGCGTGCTGCAGGAGGCGCTAGACAACGGCTGGGGCGTCGATAAGGCGGTAAAAGAACTAGAAGATTCAGATATCATCAAAAACCGGGCCCGCACTATTGTACGGACAGAGACGGTAAGAGCTACAAACTTCACGCAGATGGCTGCAGCTGACAATGAAAATTTCGAAATGGAAAAGCAATGGATAGCCATTGAGGACAATCGTACACGATCTTCTCACTCACACGCGGGCGTGGACGGAGAAAGAATCGCGCTCGATGACAAATTCACGAACGAGTTACTTTTCCCGGGTGACCCTGAAGGAGAAGCTGAAGAGGTAATCAACTGCAGATGTACCCTGGGTTATTTCGCAAAAAGAGATTTGAATGGAAATCTTGTACCGAAAAGCCGTGACGATCTGGATATTTTCACAAAAATATCTGCCGGAACGATAAAATAATTGATAGAGAATATCTATCGAATTAAAAATTTAATTTAGTTTTACTATCAGTATGAATTTCCATGGTCGTTGCCGAATAAACATTTGGCCGTGGATAAACTGGAAACAAAAACTCTCCCTCTCAAAGTTGACGACCTCAGCAAAGAATCTCGTACGGCTGTTTTCGCTCACGCTGTCTACAATAACATAGACAGGCTTGGAGATATTTGTCGTCCTGGCATGTTCAACAAATCTTGGAAAGAGCATAAGGCGGACATTAAGTTTTATGTGGACCATGATCCCGCCCAAAAGCCAGGGGTTGTGCTTGACGTATGGGAAACGAAGACGGAAGCGCTCACCAAGGTTAAATTCGGCAACTACACGCTGGGAAATGATATGCTGGAAATGGTAGATATGGGTGTAGTGGACAGCGCTTCTTTCGGATTCAAAACGCTCAAGTCGAATAAGATCATATCCGGGGGGAAAAGTATACGGGAACTTAAGGAAGTGTATCATGGAGAATCCACCCTTGCGAACGGCTTGCCCCCGATCAATCCCCTCGCCAAGGTTGTGCTGGTAACAAAAGCAGGCAATCCGCTCTTTGAATTAAAGGCCCTTGGCACAGAAGAGCAAACCTTCTTGAAAAAACTCATTGACGGCACCCAAAGCAATCTGGAGGCCGCCATCAACTTTGCCAGGAATATGGATCAGAATTCTGACCTATATACCTGGATCATGTATTATGTCAGCCGCCAGGCTGATGGCATGTCCTCCCTTCGTGAGCAACTGAAATGGGGTTCGAAAGAGATGAAGGCAATGAAGGACCATGCCGCCAAACTTGAAAATTTCTGTCGCAATTCCAACGCGTCAGACGAATGTATAGAAAAAATCCTATCGGAGGCGAAAGCCCTACAGGAGCTCATTTCTCAGGACGATACCGCAAACACTCATGACGATGAGCCGGATGCCAGCGACCCGGATGAAATGGATGAAGGAATGGAAAATACCATTCTCACCCAAATCAAATTAATCCACGCTAAAACATCATTGTCATGAGCGATAAAGTATTGGAGGCCGTAAATGACCTCAACAAAAATATTCTTGAGACCAAGGCGGCTCAGGAAAAAAGCATCACCGAGTATAAAGCAGCACTCGAAAAGAAGCTGGAAGAAGCCAAAGGTGAGCTGACTGAGTTGAAGGCGGCACACGCCAAAGAAGTGGCCGATCTCAACGAGAAGATGGCCGCCGACGGCAAGACCCTGGAAGAGATCCGCGGCAAGGTCCTGGAAATGGAAAAGAAGGGTGGCCGCATTAAGGACCGTGAAAAGCTGGAAAAGAAGGCTGCTGAGGTCATCGCCGAGGCTTTCGAAGAGCACTACGCGGAGATCAAGGGCGTCAACAAAAATTCCAGCCCCGTATTTGAAGTAAAAGCCGCCGGTAATATGACAGCTGCCGCCAACCTGACCGGCAATGTGGTTGCTACGTATGACCTCACCCCTGCGGTTCGTGGTCGTCGTAAGATCAACTTCCGCGACCTGGTGCCGGTGATCAACAGCGCGACAGGTACCTGGAAGTTCTACCGGGAAAATATTCCTGTAGGCCAGGGTTCTTTGGCCATGCAGACGACCCACGGAGCCGCGAAGGCCCAGATCGACTACGCACTGACCGAGGTCACTGTTGTAGCCGACTACTTGGCTGGCTATGTCCGGTTTGCCAAGCAGATGGCCCAGGACCTTCCCTTCCTGCAGAACTTTATCGCCAATGAGCTGGTGGAAGACTACAAGAGGGCTGAATCCGGACAATTCCTTCCTGCCCTTTGTGCGGCCGCAGCAGGCAACACGAACGTGGGCGGTGATACGGTCCTGGCTGAGCAGTACATCGACTACATCGCCAACCTGATGGCCAATGATTACAATCCGACGGCTATCATCACTACCGCAGCCAACTGGGGCACTATTCTGAAGACCAAACCACAGAATTACTCTATCCCCGGTGGTGTTCAGATCGCTCCTGACGGTACTGTGCTTTTTGTGGGTATTCCGTTGCTTGCTCAGAACAACATGGCCGCAGGCAAAACGCTGGTAGGTGATTTCAGCAAGGCGGCACTGATCCAGACCGAAGGACTTAGCGTAAACTTTTACGAGCAGGATCAGGACAACGTGATCAAGAACTTGATCACCGCAAAAGTAGAGGCTCGTGTTGGCTTGGCGATTCTCAGGCCGGACGCGTTCATTTACAACTAAGGGCAAAAGCCAAGAAATTCATACACGGGGGTGTATGTCTATATACCCCCTTTTTTATTTCAAGGCTTCACATATTTTACAAACCGTTTTCGATTCGTGGGCGATAACGGTTTTTCGTTAAACCTAAAGGGCCGGGATCTTCACCACGAATGAGGAAACCGGTCTTTTTATTTGTATGGAACAATATATTTTTACCAGGGAGTACCGCCATCGCGATAGCGAAGGGGAGATTCACATAATTGTGAAAAAAGGCTCTATTTTAACGCATACAGATGAAGGCTTTTGTACTCCTTGCGGCGAATATCCTTCATGGTGTTTATCTAAGGAGTGGACGCCTGATTTAGAGATTCATACCTTAAAGATGGACGCCGACCTTCTCAAAACCGTCTTCAACTCTTTCGCCTATACCAACTGGCTGAACGAAAAGAAGGCGGATATTGACGAACGGGGCGATCCGCTGTACCAAGGGCTATATAAGAGCCCCGAAACCATTATCATGTACCTGATGGAGGTGGGGATATCATCGGACACCCTGATGCGCTGCATCTACGGCCCTGGCAATAAATACATGGAATACCGGTATCTTGTACAGGAATTTGGTAAAATACTTTGAGTATGGAAGACGGGATAAGGAAAATAGTGGACGAAGATCCGCGCAAAGCCGATGAGGTCGATCTTGGGAAGACGCGCGAACTGACGGACGCCAACGACCCGAAAGGGCACCTGCGAGCGCTCCATAAGCGCGTCGAAGCCAGCAGTACGGAGAACATGATGAAGGGCTCAATCTGGAATTTTCACTATTCTGAAAAAGCCGGTAGTGATCCGGTCGTTATGGCGAAAATTGAAGAGGCATGGAAAAAGAACCTGCCTTTTGGCTTGAAATGCCAGCGGTCCAGGATTGTGTTCATCCCCCATCAGCTCAAAGCGCACTGGTTATGGTCGGACGACAGCCGGGGTCCAACCTTTCAGTACAAGGACCGGGCGGACATGCTGACAGGCATCCAGTTCCAATATCTGGGACACAAGGAATTCATCACCACGGCCGAATTGGCCGCCCTTGCTAAAATCATATTATATACCAAAGCATTAGAGAATGTTCAATCTTGGGAACGTAAAGTACTGCCTCAACCAGGACAGCCGCCCCGACCGGTGGAACCAAGCGAAAGCGGAATTTGACCGGGTAGGAATAAAGGACGTCCAACGCTTCGCCAGCGTGCCGGCTGCCCAGGGCAATCAATCCTTTTGCCTGAGCCAGTATACTATGCTAAAGACGTTCCTGGCCACCGACGAAAAGACGCTACTGACGTTTGAAGATGACGTGATTTTCCGCCCTATGGACCATCTGGACAAGGCTTTAGCTCAGCTGCCCGAAGATTGGGATATCATTTACTTGGGCGCCAATATCACGTCCATGGTGTTTGGAATTGACCAATTTCCACCTGTCAGATATTCCGATTATCTTTACCGGGTTCGGAAGGCATGGACGACTCACGCCGTAGCTTACTCCCGCAAAGTTGTTGATGTTATCGTACGCCACTATCCCGTCCATTCCTTTGAAATGTATGATAACTGGTTGAATTCGGAGATCTTACCCAATTATAAATGTTTTCTTGTCAACCCCATGATTTGCTATCAGCGTCCGGGCATTTCGGATTTGTGGGGAGGAAGCACTGACTACACTGGAGCTTTTGAGTGGGGCGATAAATTTATGTATATAAATAGCGACAAATGAATATCCACCTTACGACCTTCACCGATGACCGCATGACCATCAGCGCCAACAAATGCGTTCAATCGGCTATGCAGCATGGATCCACGAGTTACAGCATATGGACACCCAGGGACCTGTCCGATGAGTTCAAAGAAACTATGGCCAATGTTCTGCAGCACGAGAGAGGGACCGGATTTTATTGCTGGAAGCCCTATATCGTTCACAGAACCATATGTAAATTGGCAGACGGTGATATTCTTGTCTATTGCGACGCAGGCAACGAATGGGTGGGAGACATGCGGCAGGCGATTGACGCCATGGATCAGGACATTCTTTTCTTATCGAATGGGTGGAGGCATATGGAGTGGTGCAAGATGGATGTGATACAGGCTATTTTGCCGAGCTGGTTCTACTCCCTTGGTGCCAATGGAAATTACAACAGTGAGTTAGACGAATTTCCACAGGTTCAGGCATCCACCTTCTTTATCCACGTCACACCCCAAACCAGAAAGTTCGTCCAGGAATGGTATGCCTGGAGCCTTATCCCCGGCATGATTGACAACGAGCCCAGCAGGCTGCCGAATGTGCCGACCTTTCAGGAGCATCGATGGGATCAGTCCATATTATGTTGCCTTCAGATAAAGTACGGATATAAACTGCATTGGTTCCCCACTACCACGGCCCAGCATTTAAAGGCCAACTTTCCTAATGACAAATATCCAACGCTCTTATTGCATCACCGTAAAAGGAACAACGAATGGGTTTAAGTATCGGCATATCGAGCAAATGGGTAAAAAAGGAAGGCGACTGCGGCCCTTGTTACGACTGCTTAGAGCCTATTTACGGCGTCCGCTTCAATATGGAGATTACCGTAGCCAGCAGGACAGAAGAGACAAAGATCAACCTATGCGAACCCTGTTATACTAAAATGAAAGACAATGAGAATATTCGATAAGTACCGTGCTGACGTTTTTAGCCAGAATGGCGAGGACGGCCTTTTGGAGGAAATCTTTAATCGCTTAAAAATCACCAAAGGGAAATTTTGCGAATTCGGCGCGGCAGACGGTATCTTTTGCAGCAATACGCGCTACCTACTGGAAAATGGCTGGTCGGGCAAGCTCATAGAGGCTGATCCTGCCCGCGCAAAGGATTTGATTGATAATACCCTTGGCAAGCGCGTAGAGCTTTATTTCGGGCCAGTGAC